GTGCGGCAAGCGTTGAACCGATCAAGGACATCGACGCAATGGTTCGGCGATCCGTCGCCAAACTTCGCGGGAGCCTTTACGAATGACGACGGCGCGCGCTACGGGAAAGTCCCTGCAAGGCGCGCCTCAAGAAGTTCGCAAGGTCAAGACAAGGAGCAAACTATGAAGACCATGAATGTCTCGGCTTTCCGAGACAACCTCACCCGTGCCGGCGCGCTGAAAGGCGAGGCCGGCGTTCAAATGCAAAAGAAGGCCATCCTCGAAACTCATGCCATCATCGACGATGACGGCGTGATGATCGACCCGGATACTCTCGATGTGACCGTGATCGCGCCGAGCGTCAAGTCCGCAAGTGGTGGCGCGGCTTCTTGCTCGCAAGAGGCACTCGACGAGGCCGTGATGAAGAGCGTGAAGGGAGCCTTTTCAAAGGAACTCTACGCGCACTTGAACCACGCCAGCGACAAGCCGGGCGACAGCGAATGGAAGAACGCTCGCACCTTTGGCAAGTTGAAGAACATCAAGGACAAGAAGACCGCTTACGAGTTCGGCACTTGGATCAAGGCGACCTTGGGCGATCAGAAATCCTACAAGTACTGTCTTGATCGCGGCCTGATTGTGAAGGCACACACCGAAGGCGTGAACTCCGCTGGCGGCTTCCTTGTTCCCGATCCATTCGAGAGCGAGTTGGTTTCGCTTCGTGAAGAGTACGGCGTGTTCCGTCGCAACACTTATGTAAAGCCGATGTCTTCCGACACTCTGCGCTTTTCAAAGCGCACCGCCGGACTCACGGCCTATTGGGCTGGCGAATCAATTGCGCCAACCGAATCGACGCAGACTTTCGGCTCGCTTCAGTTGACCGCCAAGAAGATGTCGATTACCACAACCTTCAGCAACGAACTTGGCGAGGATGCGTTGGTGTCGATCGCCGACGAGATCGCTGGCGACATGGCATACCAGTTCGCGCTTAAGGAAGACTCCGCCGGTTTCATGGGAGATGGCACTTCAACGCATGGCGGCATCGTCGGATTGAAGACAATGTGCGCGGGAACCTATGGCGCATTCGATGGCGGCGTGACGCTCTATGCGTCCGTGACCAAAGCCATGATTTCCAAGGGAATCGCCGCGCTTCCGCAATGGGCAACCAGCGGACGCGGACAGGTCAAGATTTATTGCAGCAAGCAGCAATACCACGAAGTCTTCGAGTCGCTGGCGATGGCGGCTGGCGGCGTGACTGCGGCCGAGATGAGCGGTGGAGTTTCGCCGCGCTACTTCGGATATCCCGTTGAGATTACGCAAGCAATGGACACGGCGGAAGGCGATGCCGTTACCTACGCTTTCATCGGAAATCTCTTCCTCTCTTCGTATATGGGTGATCGTCGCATGGTCACGGTCAAATACTCGGACAGCGCGTTGAACGCTTTCGAGCAAGACGAAGTCGCGGTGCGAGGAACCGAGCGCGTTGACATCATTTCCCCCAACACCGGCACGGCATCGGCTCGCGGCGCGATGATCCAACTCACCCTCTAAGGAGCAACACATGAACAGCAACACAAAGTTTCTCTTTGGTGGCCAAGGGACTGCGGCATCTTCCACCATCACCGCAGAGTTCGACACTCTCGGCTTCGCATTCGCGCGCATCATTTGCTTCAGCGGAACGACTGCAACTCTTACAGGATCAAACATCGTTGTTGAATCTGAAACAAGCGGAGGAACGACCAACGCAATCTCAGGTCTTGCCGCGACCGATTGGACTGCAAGCACCGCAAGCCATGCAACATCGATTCCAAAGATGACTTACGGGATCGACCTTCGCGGCCGAAAGCGTTACCTGAAGGTGACTTTCCAAACCGCGACCGCTACGCCGGCTCCTTGCATCGGTTGCGAGTTGTCCGATGTTGCGGACACCGTTCGCACTCTCGGAGTTGGTGCTTCTGGCTCTTCTTACGGCCTTTGATCTCAACCAGTCTTCTCCCCATGGAGCCGTAGCCGGAAGGCTACGGCTCTTTTCATTGGGTATAGTTCCCGCAAGGAGACAGTATGAACATCAAGATTGATTCCGTCGAAATGATTTCAGCAATCGAGGCGAAGGAAGGCGAGTGCGATTCGATCGACTTCACCCATGTACTCGACTTAATTGAGCCAGCGAAGACGCTCGAAACGCTTCGCTTCCTTGCAAGCAAGTTGTGCTACCGAGGAACGCTCACGCTATCCGTGACAGACTTCGATCTAGTTTGCGATCAATACAAGGCCGGCACGGGCGATCCCGAATCGATGCTTTGCCGCGATGGCATGAACCGCTCGATCTTCAATCGCGGGAAACTCATGGACACGCTGAATATGGCTGGCTTTGAGATCATCGGAGGCACGGACGGCCGGCTCGGATGGACGGACGCGGATGGACGGATTTGCGTTACGGCAACAAAGCGCGAGCGGCGTATGCCAGAGTTACCGATGAAGGACATTCATGCGCTCATGTCTTTGCCGCGCATCGGTTGGACGGATTCATTTGGGCAAATCCTTGAGACGGCCGCGCAACTCCAACTCAAGTTCACGAAATCGACGGGAGTCTTTTGGGGTCAATGCTTGGAGCGATTGATGTCGAGCGTGTGCGAAACGGCCGAGCCGCCGAAGTACATCTTGACGATGGATTATGATTCCATCTTCGACTCGCGCGATGTCATTCGCCTTTGGCAAATCATGGAAGACAATCCAGACATCGCCGCGCTTTGCCCAATGCAAATCGGCCGCGACCGCGACGCTGTCTTGATCAATTTGATTTCCAAGGATGGCGGCAATGTCCACAAAGTCACAAGCGAAACTTTCTACGCCGAGACGGTCGAGATAAAGAACGGCCACTTTGGCTTGACCATGATCCGAGTCGATGCGCTGAAGGATATTCCTCATCCTTGGTTCATCGGAGTTCCCAACAAGGAAGGCCGATGGGACGAAGGGCGCACCGATGACGACATTTATTTTTGGCACAAGTTGCGCGCGGCTGGCAAGCGCGTTTGCGCTACGCCGAAGGTTCGGCTTGGCCATCTCCAATTGATGATCACTTGGCCAAAGGACGATCTTTCGTGCGTTCATCAATACCTGAACAAGTTCCATGAGGAAGGGAGGCCGAAGGAATGCATGACCTATTGATCGTCCTCAAGCCGTTGTCGATTGCCGACGCGCGCTTCGGCCGGCGCGAGTTGCGGCCGGGAACGCGCATCAACCTAGATCCAGTTTTGGCGGCGAAACTTATCAAGAGCGGACACCTTGAGCGCGTCAATGTCGCGGCTCCGTTGTTTGCCGATGCAACCGATCCGCCGGTCAAGCCGATGAAGGATCCGAAGGGGAAGCAATGATCGACAGCAATCCACTCACGACGGTCGCGATGCTCAAGTCTTGGCTCGGCATCACGGTAGTAACCGACGATACGATCCTCGGCTATGCCGTTGACCGCGCATCGAAGATCGTTCAAGCCTACTGCGGAAGAAACTTTACCTCGCAACGCTACTTCGAGATCCGCGACGGAGCCGGCGAGAATCGACGGATAGCGTTGATGCAAACGCCAGTCCAATCGATTCGCTTCGTTGGTGTCGGTTGGGATTCGGTGATGTCGATCAACTCGACCGTTCTCACCGATGTCTTTTGCGCCATCTCTGTCCTCGAAACTTCCGTCCTCCTCCATCGAGTGACGGTTGCCGGCGTGGAGGCAACGACTACCGCGACCTTCACGGCGTACCCAACAACGGCTTTGCTGGCCACCTACATCTCGACCGTGACGGGATTCCAAGCCGAGGTTTCGACGAATGTCGATACGCGCTACCTTCGCAAGATCGGCGGCCGCAATCTGCGGCAAACGACGGCGTACCTTGAGGCTCCCATAGATGCCTTCGATGACTACCAAGTGGACTTGGACGCTGGCATCGTCTACGGGAACACGCTGTCCTCGTACCGATCGATATTGATCGATTATACCGCCGGCTATGCGACCATTCCCGCCGACATCGAGCAAGCCGCTACAAGCGTTGCAGCGCGCCTCTACCAAGGGAGGGCGCGAGATGCCGCGCTATCCTCGGAAAGCCTTGGCGGCTACTCGTACTCCGCGCGCTCGGCCGCCGAAGTGGATTCGTTGGAGCGGGAGATGCTTGCTCCGTATCGGAGGATCCGTTGAGCATCGAGACGCTTGTCCGCCAGTTTCAAATCGCGCTCCATATCTATCGACCCGTTCTCACGGTTTCGACGGATGGTAAGCCGATGCGAACCTACACATTCAAGGAGACGCTTTACGGTTTCGTTCAACCGTCTTCACAGTCGAGCGATGTCTTTGAGGGTCGATCAAACGGACGAACAAGCGGAGCCATTTACTTTGTCGGCGCGGTCGATGTTGCCATCGACGACGAGATCTACAGCGCAAAGACTGGCACGGCTCTGCGCTGGCGAGTGAGCGGCCTAGTAAATCCCGGCGAGATCGCGCGGATCTTTCCCGCTTCGCATCGCTTGAACATGACGGCCGTCGATGTTGTCGAGATCGCGCCAGAGCAAGCCGCACCATGAAAGAGCCAACGATCCTATTTGATTTGCTTGGCATCCGCAAACAACTAGACGCGGCCGTACATGAGGCGTTGAATGTCATGCTCTTGTTGACGGCTCGCACCGTTCGCGCAACTTTGTCGAAGCCGGGAACGGGCAAGATCTACCGAGTCGCAAAGGGAAAGAAGAAAGGCAAGACGCTTCGCGCGCGCGGACTCCATCGCGCATCGTCGCCCGGATATCCGCCAGCCGTTGACACCAATCGCTTGCGCTCTTCTTGGGCAATCTCGGGAACCAGTTCGCTTGATGCCGCGCGCAAATCAAAGGATGGATTTGTAGTGATGCAACGCGACGACAGAAGCGTGAGGCTTAACTACGGATCGACTTTGTTCTACGCTCCTCTCCTTGAGTTTGGAACCTCGCGCATGAAGCAACGGCCGTACCTTCGACCATCAATGGACAAGGCGCGCATGGTTGCGGAGAAGACATTCCAACGCGCGTTCAACAAGCACTTTCCAAAGGGAGGCCGAGCATGAGCGCGAAGGTAATCTTGAACGCGGTTTGGTCGCGCATCCTTGCCTCTCCGATCAACGCAACGCTCGGCGGAACGGCATTGCTTGGCGGACGGATTTGCCTTGATCAACTTCCGGCGGACACCGCTCTTCCTTGCGTCGTCTATGCCATTGACCGTATGGACACGGGCAAATCATTTGGCGATGACGAGCGATTCGATCTCACGCTGTCGTTTACGATGTACCAAGGCGGACAGAACGGCTTGGACATCTACACTTTGAGCGAACAAATATTTTCCGCGTTGACCGCCAAACTTTCGCCGGCTGGCTTCGACCGTTTCACTCTCACGCGCGTCTCTTGCGGTGTGCCTTCATTCGCCGACGATTGTTGGACGATGACGGATACCTATAGGGGCGTTGGATACCTTCTCAAAATATAAGGATGCATCATGGCAGTTGATACTTACATCGTCGGCAACGACGGCAATGTGACGATCGCAATTGGCGGAACGACTCAAACCGTCATCAAGGTGAACACATTCGCCGCAACGCTCACGCGATCGATTCACAATGTGACGGGCTTCGGCGATACCGGCGGCCGCCGGCGGCTCGGGATGCTCGATGTCACGGGTTCAATCAACGGCTTTCTCGGCGTTGAGTCCACCAACACGGGCAACACCGCCGTTTCCGTCCTCTTCGTCAACGCTCAAGATGGCATTCTGACCAATGTCACCAATAGCCCGCCAGTTGTGACGCTGTCGCTTTACGGCGGAACGACTGCGGCCAAGATCGTTTCAACCTCTCTCCTTCACTCCTTTGCGTTCAACAGCAACAAGACCGGCGATGCAACCATCGCTTGCCAGTTCGAGAACTCAAGCGGATCCGCGCCGGTAGTTACATGGCTGGTCTAAACAGTTCAGCAATGGAGTGCTTCGCGCCCAATGGCGACGATTGGTTGGTGTCCATTTGCCAGCACGACGGAAGCGCATTCACTCGGCGCATATCGCCCGGTTCTATGGGCGAGGATGACGCGCTCGGCATCGCGCTATTGGCGCAAGGCATCCAACGATCCTCCGTGAAGGATGCTTCGGTAAGGCGCGCCAGCGCGCCCGTGATCGAACTGGTTTCCGCGCGCGATCCGTTCTTGGATCTCATGCGTCGGATGAGATAGGATCGCACCATGAATCTATCCGCACCATTTCCCGTCATCATCAACGGCCGCTCGATCGAGTTGAAGCCGTTAACCATCCGCGATCGCATGGCCGTCTCGAATCTCTTGAGCGCAAACGCCTCGGCGCGCTCGATCGCGCTGGCGAAGTCGCTCGGCCTCACCGGCAAGGACTCGGCCGAATTCGTTTCGTTGCGCATCGAGGAAGCCGAGAAGATGTCTTCGCTCATCATGTCATGCTTCACGATCGAGGGATCCTCGGCGATCCTCGCGCGCGCATGCGCAAGCGTGGAGGACATCGAGGAGATCGGTTCATCGATTGATCCGAGCGCGCTTGGAAACATCGCGG